TTTTAGACAACAATTAATTATCTTTACTGAATCTTCTATATTCCAGTTAGTTGGTAACACAATATCAGACTTTCAGTTACAGCCAGTTACTACTGACATTGGTTGTGTAGATACAGACACTATCCAAGAGGTGGGTGGTGATGTGATGTTCTTAGGACCAGATGGTCTTAGGTTATTAAGTGCAACAGATCGTATTGGTGACTTTGGTCTTGCTGTCGTATCTAAAACAATACAGAAAGAAGTAACAAGTTTTATTACTGCCAATACTTCTTTTGCTAGTGTAGTTATTCGTAATAAATCTCAGTATAGAATACTAGGTTACAATACAAATATTACACAAGAAAATGCTCAAGGTATTTTAGGTACACAGTTTTCTGGTCAAGGTGGTGAAGGAATGGCTTGGGGTGAGCTACGTGGCATTAGAGCTTATGTAGCTGACAGTAGGTTTTATCAAAATGTAGAAACAATTGTCTTTGCTAATGATGATGGTTATTTGTATCAGATGGAAGATGGTAATAGCTTTGATAGTTTAAATATACAAACTACATTTGCTACACCATTTATGCCCGTTAATGACCCAAGGGTACGTAAGACTTTTTACAAAGCATTTCTTTATACAGATCCACAAGGCAGTGTGTCATTTGATATGAGCCTTAAATTAGACTTTGACCAACGTAACAGTATACAACCTACACAAATAAACTTTGATAACGATACAGGTGAAGTTGCTTTTTATGGCTCTGCAGTATTCGGATCTGCTGCAGTATACAGTAATAAACTAGTAACTCTCTTTGAAACACAACTCATAGGATCAGGCTTTACTGCATCTATACAATTTGAATCAGATAGCACAGACCCGCCATTTTCTCTTGATGCTATCACATTAGAATTTGGCACAAACACAAGAAGGTAAACCAAAATGGGAACAGGTTACACTAGGAATGATACATCTAACAACATTGCTGATGGCAACATTATCAATGCTGCAGACTTAGATGGTGAATTTGACGCAATTGAAAGTGCAATGGGCACAAGTGGTCACACACATGATGGCACATCTGCAGAAGGTGGGCCTGTTACTGTATTAGGTCCAGTACAAGACTTTGTAGCAAGTGCAACTGAAATTAAACCTAAGACTACTAATACACTTGATATTGGTACAAGTGGTCTTTTATTTAAAGATATGTTCCTTGATGGTGTAGCAACAGTAGGTAGTATTAAGATTGATAATGCAGGTACTATCGGCTCTGCTTCTGATGGTGATGCTATTGCTATTTCTTCTGGTGGTGTTGTATCCTTCTCACAAAACACTATTGGTAAGACAGGCTCTGGTTATGTGCTTTCGTTGCAAACATCTGACACTACTATTGAAGCAACTAATGTATTAGGTAAGATTGAGTTTAGTGCTCCTGATGAAGCTAGTGGTACAGATGCCATACTTGTTGGTGCATCTATTGAAGCACTAGCAGAAGATACATTTGATAGTTCTACTAACTCCACTGCCCTTGTATTTAAAACTAATACTACTGGTGCAGCTACAGAACGTATGCGCCTTACAAGTGCAGGTGATCTACACTTCTTGGATGATCGCAAAGCCATCTTTGGCGCTGGGTCTGACCTACAGATTTATAGCGATGGGACAAACAGTTGGATTGAGGAACACGGTGGTGGTGATCTATACATTGAGGCAACCAACTTAACCCTGCGAGCATTAGATAATACTGTTTATGCTACTTTTACTGATAGTGGTGCGGCTACAATCAATCATGCAGGGGCGCAGAAGTTTACCACCACCAGCACAGGCATCAGTGTAACGGGTGATGCAACATTTGCAGATAATGGTAAAGCCATTTTCGGTGCTAGTGGTGACCTACAGATTTACCATGATGGATCAAATAGTTATATCAAGGAGAACGGCACTGGGCAGCTTGTTGTAAACGCAACGAACCTTTACCTTCGCAATTCGGATAACACCCAAGACTATTTAACTGCTGTCGAAAGTGGTGCAACTAAACTTTTATATGCAGATGCAGTTAAACTCGCCACCACCAGCACAGGCGTAGACATCACGGGTACTTTGACCAGCGATGGGCTGACTGTTGATGGAAGTGGCTCTATATCAACAGGTTCAAGTGGTGGTAGTGCAGCAAGCAACGCTGATGACTTTGTTGTTGAAGCGGGTGGAGATGGAGGTATCTCTATTCTTACGCCTTCCACTAATACTGGCACATTGTTTTTTGGGGACAACACTGCCTCTAACGCAGGGCAAATTAAGTATAGCCATTCAGCGGGTAGTCTTTCTTTTATCACAGAACAAAATGAACGCATGCGCATCGACAGCAGCGGAAACGTAGGCATTGGGACGAGTTCGCCTAGAGTTGTATCAAATTACTCTATTGTTGGCATAAACGGGACTTCTGGCAGTGCTATAGATTTTGAGCTTGGTGAAGCTCTTAAAACAAGTATGACGCAGAGTGCGGGTCAGTTTGAGATAAATGTAGTGCCAGCATTGCCAATGGTTTTCAAAACTTCCAACGCAGAAGCCATGCGCATCGACAGCATCGGCAATGTCAAACTTAGCGGAGGAAATTTAGAGTTTTCTGGTGGCACAAATGATGCCCAATACATTAAGTTTGGCGACACAGATGATGATGATATAGGTAATATTTTCTATTACCATGGCAACAACAACATGGTGTTTACTACCAATACAGATGAAGCCATGCGCATCGACAGCGATGGTAATGTGGGCATTGGGACGAGTTCGCCAGACCAAACTTTGCATGTATGGAAGGGTAATGCTGGTGGGGTTTCTAGTGCATCAAGTGCAGTCATTACAATAGAAAACAGTTCTGACGCTAGTTTGCAGTTTTTGACCCCAAACAATGTAGTTAACCAAATACGTTTTGGAGATGTTCAGGATAACGGTTCAGGGATTATTGAATATAATCATAGCAATGCATATATGGCGTTTAACACCAACGGCCCAGAGCGCATGCGCATCGACAGCAGCGGTAATGTTGGGATTGGCACTGATAGTCCAGTAAGTTTTGGAGCTAATACAGCAGGGCTTACTGTAAACGGTTCTTCAGGTTCACACATCACTTGGCAAAACAACGGCACTAGTGTTGCATTTGCGTATAACGTAGGCAATAACTTCCTTATTGGTTCTGAACAAGCAAGTTCAGATACGATCTTTGTTGCTGCTGGCGCAGAAAAAATGCGCATCGACAGCAGCGGTAATGTTGGCATTGGTGTTACTCCTAGTGCTTGGAGGAGTTCAACAGACGCAATTCAGATTGGTCAAAGCGCAAGCATATCATCTAACAACAACGCTAATGCTGTATCGTTTACAAGTAACGCATACATAAACAGTTCTAATGATTCTGTGCGTATCTCCACGGGTAAAGCGACAAACTATTACCAGTATGATGGTGCGCATGTTTGGGACTACGCTGGATCGGGGTCGGCTGGAACTACAATATCTTACACAGAAGCCATGCGCATCGACAGTGCTGGGGCGTTACGTGTTGCAAATACCACTGGCACTCTTTTTGATAGTTCATCCGAAACTGGTGTTGTCGCATCAACCTCTTTGCAGGTTGCAACATCTGGCTCAACAGTAGGCTATTTTAATAGGCAAAGTTCAATAGGTCAGATTTTAGGTTTTTACCAAGCTGGCGTTCAAACGGGAGGTATTTCTACTAATACATCTTTTTATGTAGGTCAGGGAGATACTGGTTTAGGTTTTTATGATGTAGATAATATTGTTTTCCCTGCAAATGTTAGCACATCTTCGCAACGTGATAACGCTATTGATCTTGGTTATGGATCTGGACGTTTTGATGACATCTACGCCACCAACGGTACTATCCAAACATCTGACCGCAACGAAAAGCAAGACATTGCAGAGCTAACAGACGCAGAGCAACGTGTAGCTGTAGCTGCTAAAGGCTTGCTACGTAAGTTTCGCTGGCGTGATGCTGTAGAAGCTAAAGGTGATGAAGCCAGAACGCACTTTGGTATCATTGCACAAGACCTACAAGCTGCATTTGCGGCTGAAGGATTAGACGCTGGTGACTATGCCATGTTTATCTCAAGCACTTGGACTGATGAAGAAACTGGCGAAGAAAGAACTAGAATGGGCGTAAGATACAGTGAACTTCTCGCCTTTATTATTGCAGCTATTTAATGAGAAACATTATGGCTCCTAAGCCACAAGAACGTGCCAAAGCAAAAGCAGAGGGTAAAACCAGATACTACACTGGTAAACCTTGCAAGCATGGTCATGTGGCTGAACGTCAGACATCCAATGGGACGTGTACTGTATGCTCACAAAACCGCAGTTCTCAGTGGGCAAAAGATAACCCAGATAAGGTCTATCGTAATCAGTTAGCTTACTTAAGCAGATACCCTGAAAGACGTGAGGCTTATATTCAGCAATACCTCATGCGTAATAGAGAAAAACTCAGGGAAAATATTAAAAGATGGAGGCTGCTTAATAGCGATAAACATGCTGCAAAGCAGAGAAGAAGAGAAGCTGCTAAAATAAACCGTACGCCTAGTTGGTTAAGTAAAGATCAAAGCAATCAAATAGATGAGATGTATTGGTTGGCGGCAGATCTTAAAGCTATATCAGGTCAAAAATATCATGTTGATCATATAGTTCCGTTGCAAGGTAAAAATATCTCTGGCTTACATGTACCTTGGAACTTACAAATATTGCCAGCAGATATGAACTGTAAAAAGTCAAATACCTTTGAAGGAGAAATAAAATGGTAACTTACACTTGGTCTATTCCAACACTTGAGCGTCACACATCAGATGGTGGCGTTTACATTGCACATTGGCGCTGCACAGGCGTTGATGACGATGGCAACTCAGCAAGCTCATATGGCACTTGTGGCTTAACCTACGATGCCTCTGCGCCTGACTTCACACCGTATGCAGATATTACTGAGGCTCAAGCTCAAGGCTGGGTCTGGGGTCATGTATCACAAGCTGATACTGAAGCTGCTATTGCTTCTAAGATTGATGCGATAGCTAATCCAACTACTGAGGCGGGAGT